AACGTTTCGTTGAACTGGCTTCCTATTGTTTCGCCTGAGAATTTGGCTTTTGGCAAAACGCCGACGGCTTATTCGAATTCGATGTTTTTTGGCTTCGTGCGATCAATCGTCCTCGTGTTTCGAATTTGACGGTTGATCAGGCTAATTCGAATGATCTTGTTGCTTCGGCTTTTCCTTCGTCTTGGTTCAACGCTGATACCTATCTGGCATACTGGGACATTGTCCGAAATTACTATTCGTATTCGCAGTGGGGTGTCTATTCTTTCGCATGGCCTGCTAACTGGTCGTTTTACTGGGCGTCCGCTTCTGAAAACGTTTATTCCGTATCCTTTGTTGGTTCGTCGACTCCTTCTTTTTTCAAGCAGAAATTCGGTAATTTGGAGTTTTTGGACGCCTATTACGAAAGTCGTTTTTATCCTTCGGCTGTTTCGTCGTCGAATAATTCTTTCAATCGCTATGATCTTTTCTTTCAGATTGTTCGTAGTGATTTTGATTCGGCAAATTCTGGTGATTCGGATGGCTATCCGGTTGCTCCCATTTCGTCTGGTTCGACGTCTGCACCTGATGGTCAATTTTCGACATCTTCGGGTTCGAATACTGCATATTATTTGCAGTTCTTCAATCTTTCCCATCCTATGGCCGTTGTTCCTTCGAATCCCGACCGTTTCAGTCGTCTGCTTCCCAACGGCACCTCGGATGCTGTTTCGATGACCGGCGTTTCCACTATCCCTCAGTTGGCCATCGCTTCGCGCCTCCAGGAGTACAAGGACCTTCTCGGCGCGGGTGGATCTCGTTATTCGGACTGGCTCGAAACGTTCTTCGCTTCGAAGATCGCCCATGTCGATCGCCCGAAATTGCTCTTCGCCGCTTCTCAGACGGTCAACGTGCAGGTAGTTATGAATCAATCTGGTGTGAACAATTTTGCAGATGATAATCCTACTGGAAGTCAAGGCAATCCTCTTGGTCAGCAAGGTGGAGCCATTGCCTTCAACGAGCGCCTCGGTCGTTCGCAGTCGTATTATTTCGATGAACCCGGTTACCTGATCGATATGCTGTCGATCCGCCCGGTGTATTACTGGGCAGGTATTCGTCCTGATTATCTTAATTATCATGGTTCGGATTATTTCAATCCGATTTACAATGATATCGGTTATCAGGATGTTTCTGGAGTAAATTTTGGTATCGACCCTTCTTCGGCTGTTTCTTCGGAACCTTGTTTCAATGAGTTCCGTTCGTCTTATGATGAGGTTCTCGGCCAGATTTCCGTTTACTCGGGTTCTGTTTTGGAAAAGCCTCTTTATTCGTATTGGGTTCAGCAGCGTGACCCTTCGGTCTATTCCAAGAATGGTATTGCTGGATATTCCTATTCTTACATACCTTCTTTGTTTGTCGACATGTCTCAGGTTAATTCGCCCTTTGCGTCCAATGTCGAAGATAATTTCTTCGTGAATATGTCGTATGCCGTAAGGAAGAAGAACCTCGTTAACAAAACCTTCGCAACACGTTTGTCTAACCGCTAAAATTTGTATATATGGCACTTCATTGGTTGATTGATGATATTCCTCAGTATATATCTCGTGGCCAGCGTATTCAGTCCGTTTTGGATGGTTCTGGCTCTGTTGAAGTCCTCCCCGGTCGTCCCGATGTCCTTGCCGAGCAGTCGGACTGGGATAAGCGTGAACGCTTTAACCCCGATATTGACTTTGACCCGAACTCGTACAGTCGTATGGACAAGTTCGACGGTCTTGAAGTTGGTCAGGAGTTGATTGACTCTACGTTGTCGGCCAAGAGCAAGCAGGCGGAGCCTGCAACCACCGACGGCGAAGCCGGAGGTAAATGACCTTGCTCTGTTCGGTCGCTGTTGAAGGATGTGGCCCTTGTGGCCATATCCTTCTCGTAAAATACCCCGGGTTCACGGGTGTCCCGTGGACGTCTCGGCATTTTTGAAGAAAAATAGATCTCTCTTTACTAGACAATATATGCTACGTGCGCGGGACTACTGGAGAGAGTTGGTGAATCTCCTGTTGCACAGTTACTTAAGTAATCAACGCGTCTAAAGTGTCCGCGCATTTTTCTATCGTTCTTTAATTGTTCTTAATCATGACTCTTAAAAATGTTTTATACTCCAAAAAGTTTTGGACGCTTATTTCTGCCATTGTGGCCGCTTTAGCGGCATTCTTCATCAGCGGATGCACTACACGTCATTACGTTGTTCAGTCCGCGTCCTCCGTCAAGTCAGGTGATACGACCCGCACGACCATCACCTATGAACAGGTTGGTAACTTTAAACGTCCGTAGTTATGGCTACTTTCGCTGGACAACTTGCTCAAGGCATGCTGTCTTCTGCTGGCTCCTCTTTTGGTTCCTCTGCCGGTTCTGGTCTTGGTGATGCCCTTTTTGGTGGTATTAAGGCTAAACGCCAATGGAAGTATCAGCGGAAGGCTATGAAGCTTCAGCAGCAGTATGCTTTGGAACAAATGGCTAGAAGTGCTGAGTATCAGTTGGCTCATGACAAGCAGATGTTTGACTACGAAAATGCTTACAATGAGCCCTCTAAGGTTTTTGATCGTTATTTAAAGGCCGGTGTCACCCCTGCCGCTGTTCTTGGATCTTCCGGCGTTGGTGTTAACGCTACGGTTTCTACTGGCTCCGGCGGTGCTCCCTCCGGTGGTTCTCCTTCTGGAGGTTCTCCTAATGCTGGAGGTGTCACCCCTATGCCTTCCGACCCTCTTATGGTTGCTCAGATGGGTGTTGCTCGTTCTACTGAGGATCGCAATGATGCCGCCGCCCAGCGTGATCGTGCTGAGGCTGACGATATTAGAACGAAGATGCAGACTCCTGAGTACTATAAGTCTGTTGCAGACCTCAATGTCTCCATTCAGCGCGCTGGTGTCAATAACGCTAACGCCGTGGCTGACATGAATCGCGCCTTGGCTGATATTTATCAGGCTGATGCTTCCTACGCTGATCTCTCCGCGACTTACAAGTTCCAAGACCTCGTCGCCCAGTATGCTAAGCATCGTGAGGAATATGAGAATCTTCGCAAGTATAACGTCGAGTACATGGACAAGGTCTACGCCGCTCAGTTGACGTTGGATTACGCTCGTGCTTATGAGGCGTCTGCTTCTGGTGATCTCTCTAAAGTTGACAGGGAAATTCTCGGTGTTAAGTTGCAGGACCTTCAAAACTGGTTCAACCTGAATTGGACTACGGAGATCGCTGTTCCTCAGGTCACCGAATCCGGCAAGCCTACCGGAAAGACGGTCAAGATGACAGGTGAGCAAATTCACAAGTACCTGATTGGTCTCGACGTCTCTACTGGTAATCAGGAGATGGCTGGTAATTGGTTCCGCAATCGCTCCGAGAAGAATGCTTTTGGTTACTCGCTTGCCCGTACTGCTCTCCAAGGTGCTATCTCCGTCGGTACCGCCTACGCTGGTGGCAAAGCCCTTGCCGCACCTCAGAGCTCTGTTATGGAAGAGATGCGCGAAAACTACGATCGGAATGGTGAATATGTCGGTGGAACTCGTGTCCGTCGCGAAGATTTGCGCACTCGTTCCCGAAAGTAACAATTTTGTTCCGATTTTGATCTTTACAATTGCGGTTTTGTGTTGTACTTTTGTAGTACGATATTAAACCGCTTTTGTTATGAAAAAGAATCAGAAATCTCAGCGTGAACGAATCATCTTCGAATTGGGTATTCAGTTCATGTTTTTCCTTCGAGACCGCTCCTGTCTCGATAGTTATTCGGAGTATGTTCGCTCCCACCACGGTTGTACTGTTGGCCATTTCCTTTGTTTTGATCCTCCTGAACTTTGGGTGCTTAATGCCTTTGTTTTTGATGATACTTCCGAAGGCGATGATTTTTGGATGGAGATTGATGAAGGGTGGAATATTGTTTTACACGAATTTTGTTTATAAGCTATGAAACAGATTGTTTTGCGCATTGTTGCGCCCCAGATTCCCGCCCTCGATGTTTCGACGGGTGTTATCGACGAGAAGCAGGGATGTTTTGTCCCTGATGCTTGCCCCGCACAGGTCCTTCACGACTTGGTTCCTGCCGCTAAAGACCTCTGTCAGTTCACCACCATTCTGGGTGGCAAGGTTGTACTCACTCAAGGAAACTCTGGTCCCTTTGTGGCCAGCGTTTGCAAGTCTGACCGCTTCATAGGGTTGGAGTTGCTCCCTAATTTATTCATCTTCAAACTCAATGACGATGGCACGAAAGAAGAAGAAGAGCCGCGGTAACGGCACGCGGGTAGTCACTCGCCCTGTCGGTGGTAAGGTTCTCTAATGGACCCTTTTTACTGCCCTTTCAGATCTCCGGTAGTAGCCGATAGACCTTTCCGTTTCTCTGTCGGTTACTACCTTGGTCGTAAAAGGATTATTTTGGCGCATTTCTTAGAGCATCATGATGCTTTGGATTATGCCGTTCGCCTTCGTCGAGATAATCCGCATTACAAGATAGATGTTTTGCAAACGATTTTCTGAATTATGGCCTGCAAGCACCCTATATGGATTCGTAACCGTCGTTATTTTGACAAGAGCCGTCCTCGCCGCGGTTTTAATGTTGATGATGACCATAAGTCGTCCTTAGCCCTTCGTCCGTGGGATGTATCTCGTCAATGGCTTATGGTTCCTTGTGGAAAGTGTGAGGATTGTATGCGTCGTCTTCGAAACGACTGGTTTGTCCGTATAGAACGAGAATTAGCCCGTTGTAAGGCTGAATCTCGGCAGGCCATTTTTATTACCATTACCATTTCTCCGAAATATTATGAGCAGGCACTTCGAGATCCTTCTTGGTTCATTCGAAAATGGAATGAGCGTGTGCGACATCGTATCGGACACTCATTTAAGCATTGTTTCTTCCAAGAGTTCGGCACGCATCCTCAATCCGGTATGGAACCACGTTTGCATTTCCACGGATTCCTTTTCGGAACAGATGTGCTGTACAATACAATCCGGTCCGCTGTTTCTGACCTTGGTTATGTATGGCTCGCGAAAGCTACACATAAACGTGCTCGATACTGCGTCAAATACGTCGTCAAGCATATTTCGTACGATTCCGCTCAACTCGACGGAAAAACTGTTACTATAGATGGAAAATCTACTTTATTATCTCATCTCCTCCAACATAAGCGTTATACGAGAAAATTCGTATCTGCTGGCGTTGGTGATTATCTTGGCCGCCGG